TGAAGTTTTGGCTTCAAGAGCAGATGAGACGACCCCCGTTGCATACACTAATGTCACAAAAGAAGAAATGGAAATCCGACTTGGTTCACAGGACATTCCAATGATTCTAAATACGACACCGAGTGTATACGCAACTGGTCAAGGTGGCGGTGCAGGTGATGCCCGTATCAATGTTCGTGGTTTCAACCAACGAAATGTTGCTGTTATGATTAACGGAGTTCCCCAGAATGACATGGAGAACGGATGGGTCTATTGGTCTAATTGGGATGGAGTAGGTGATGCTACTTCCTCAATTCAGATGCAACGAGGTCTATCGGCTGTTAATCTTGCAACACCATCAATCGGTGGAACAATGAACATAATAACAGACCCAGCAGCACAAGAGAAGGGTGGTAAAATCAAACAAGAAGTAGGAGTGAATGGTTTCTTGAAATCAACACTTAACTACAACTCTGGTTTAATAAACGATAAGTTAGCACTTAGTGGTACTATTGTTCGTAAAACTGGTGATGGTTTGGTTGATGGAACCTGGACAGACGCATGGGCATACTACGCAGGAGCGAGTTATGCCGTAAGTGATGAGCAAAGGTTTGAGTTATACGCAATAGGTGCACCACAGAGACATGGTCAGAATCTATACAAACAGAACATAGCAACTTACTCTCAAGAGTTAGCAGGTGGTATTGAAGGATACAACGATTCTGCTTATGTTGAAGGAGAGAAGTTTGAATATGAGGCTGGTAGGTTCTACAATCAAAACTGGGCACCTGTAGATGAATCATACAAAGGTCAGCAGTATTGGTATATGTATGGTGCAAAAACAACAGATAGGAAAAATCCTGGTATGTTGAATGAAAGAGAAAACTTCTTTCATAAACCTCTTGTTAATTTAAATCATTTTTATGATATAAATGACGAGATGAAGTTAAGTTCAGTACTCTATTGGAGCGGTGGTTCTGGTGGTGGTACAGGAACTTATGGTAGCGTAAAGAGAACACCCGCGATAGAAGGAAACCCTTGGTACGCAAGTTCCCCTTGGATGTGGGATTGGAATGGAGAGATTGAAGAGAACTCTAATAATATAGATTCTTCTTTCTCTACAGATAGAAATCGTTCCACTGGTATCCTTAGAAACTCAATCAATAGACAGAACACTTATGGTTTAATTTCAAAGTTAAACTATGATGTATCAGACGAACTTGAACTTCAAGTTGGTATTGATTGGAGAACTGCTGGTATTGAACACGCAAGAGAAGTTCGTGATTTACTTGGTGGAGACTACTATGTGGACTACGCCGATGATAATACACCTGATGGTAAAATGGTAGAGTTAGGTGACATTATTGCATATCACAACGAAACTACAGTTGATTGGTTTGGTGCTTTTCTACAAGGTCAATACGACACAGAGAAGATTAATCTTTATGGTATGGGTGGTATTTCAACCATCGGATATACCTATGAAGACCATTTCGCTCTTGATGTAGATGAGGATGGAAACAAGATTGATAACTTTGTTGAGGCAGATGCTATTACTACTTTTCAAGTTAAAGGTGGTGGTAGATACAATCTTGATGACAGACTATCGGCTTTTGTTAATCTTGGTTATGTCCAAAAACCACCAATCTTAGACAATGTAATTGATTATGATGGAAATGTTTCACAGAATCCAGATAATGAGAAATTCACATCGTTTGAAGTAGGTGGAGAATATGGAAGTGAGTTGGTTTCTATTAAGGGTAGTTTTTATAACACTCAATGGAAAGATAGAAACCTTACCAAGTCTGTAACGACTGGTCAAGGAGACTCTGGTGATACTGATATCATTTACTTAACTGGTGTAAATCAATCACATTCTGGTGTAGAGGTTGAATCTAAGATTCTTCTACATGAGATGGTTGAATTAGACTTAGCGTTAAGTTTTGGTGATTGGTATTTTGATGGAGACGCAAAGGGCGACTACACAGAGATGGAATACAATGATGATAATCAAATCATTGGACAAACATCTACTGAGTATGAGTACGCATTAAACAATCTAAAAGTTGGTGATATGCCACAGACATCATATGTAGGTGGTCTTACACTAAAACCAATAGATGGTTTAAGGATTCAAGGTCTATATAGATGGTACGACAATCATTATTCTGATTGGAGTCCAGATAGTCGTGAAGTTGAAGGTGATGCTGATAGAGCACAAGTATGGAAAACCCCGTCTTATGGTAAGATGGATGTTCACTTGTCCTACAAGTTACCTGAAGTTGCAGGACTTAACATGACCTTACATGGTCATTTGTTCAACGCTCTTGATGATGTTTACATCCAAGATGCGGTAGATAATAGTAAGTACAATGGGTATGGTGACAAAGTTCACGCTGCTCATAATGCTGAAGTCTTTTTGGGTACACCAAGAAGTTTCAACTTAGGACTTTCTGTTAATTTCTAAAAGGTTAAACTTGGGGGGAGTAATATCCCCCCATTTTTTCCTTGACTTATATACAAAAATGGTTGTATATTTAACTAAGATATTAAGGATTTAAAATGGGATTTAATAAGTTATATGAAGAGTGGGGAGACCATCCCCTATTTGGAAGACGAGTTCTTCATGTGATGTCTCCAGTTAGATGGAAGTCTACAAAGTGGTTACATCATGGGGATTCAAATTGGAAAGTGATGGAGAAGACAATTAATTGGTTACCTATGTGTCACCATACTGCATTAGTCCCACCTCACAACACACTTGAAAATACTTGGGAGAATGTTACATTACTTCCATTTGATTATGCAGGTAGTGTTTTATTTAATCGTGGTTATTTCAATTCAAAGAAATTTTTAGATACAATTGATTTTTCAAAAACAGATGTGGATTTTATTATTACACATCAACCAGAGTTATTATATAATGTATATAATGCTATGTTAACAGATAGATATGGAACTACAGTTGACTCGTTTCCTTTCTTTCACTGGTGTGATAGTCCGAAGAGTCGTCCTACTTCTGGATGGCCAGATGGTTTCTTCAGACAACTTGAGTCAATCAATTTAAGTTACAAGTCTTTTGTTCATTGTCCAGAGACTATAAATTATTTAGGTATGAATTGGAACAAGAAGTCACATACTATGACTCTTGATAAAGATACTACAGAGGATAAATTAGTATACATGCCACTTGAGTCTGATATAAAACCAGACGGAGCAAAAGAATTTCCATTTACAACAGACAAAAAGATTTTATTATTTAATCACAGATGGAATAACACTACTGGTATAAAGAAACTAATAAAGTTTACAGAGAACTTAGATAGAGACAAGTATCTTGTTTGGGTTACAGATGAAGCAGCAGGAGACCAAAAGAGTGGTGGTATGATTAAGACACCAGCACCAAAATGGATGAGAGTACAGAATTTACCATCTGGAGCAAACTATAAATACTTGTTACAGAATTGTCACGCAACATTATGTTTTGTAGATGACTATATGACTTGGAACTTATCTGTACAAGACTCTCTAAAGATGGGTAAACCAGCAATGGTACTTGACCATCCAACACATGAGTATGTACTTGGACCAGACTATCCATATTACTTCAAGACACCAGAAGAGTTTGAAAGTATGTTAGAGAATCTACCAGAAAAGTTTGATTGGAAACTACCACCACATGATGAGGTGTTTAAGAAGAACTTTGTTGATACATTTATTGATGCAGTTCAAAACTCTCCTAAGAAGAAAGTGGTTAGGATTCCAAGAAAAGCAATACAATGGTTGTGGCACACAATGCAAGACAATGGATATAAGAAAAATTTATTGTTTAATACACATCCTAAGTTATATTTATCTAACACATGGGAAAAGATTAGGTTATGGGTATTGTCACATGGTGCAGTAGATGACCCAACAAGTGAATATACAAGGTTCACTATTCCAGAAAAGAACCGAGATAAGGTTCAACAAGTTATAGATAACATGCCAATCCTTGAAAAAACGGATGAGGTATTCAAAGATAAGGGAAGTATGAAAGACCCAAATTTCACAATCAAAGAAAATAAATTCTGGTAGACTATGTATCAGAATATTTGGTATCAGAAAAATAAAAATACGGTTCATCTTTGGGATGACGAAAAGGGATACATAAAGTATCACATGAAAAAGTATGCTTACATCCAAGACCCATATGGTGATATGGTTGCATTAGATGGTAAGAAGGTAAAAAGAACTACTCAATGGAGTGACCAAGACGAGAAAGCAGGAATAATATACGAACATGATGTGAATCCAGAAGCAAGAATCTTGATTGATACATATACTGATAGTGATGACCCGTCAAATGGACATAGGATATTTACATTTGATATTGAGGTAGAAGTTCTTGATGGATTTCCCGAACCAGAGAAAGCAGCAAATAAGATAACATCTATTGCATATCACATGAGTGATACTGGTAAATATGTTGTACTTGTTCTTGATGAACAACTTAGGGTTGATGATTATGAAACAGACGATTGTAAAGTATTTAGATTTAGTACTGAGTCTGAGTTGATAAATGCATTTCTAAAAAGATATAGAGATTATAACCCAACTATATTAACTGGTTGGAATGTAGAGTTTTTTGATGTTCCTTATTTATATAATAGAATTACTCGTATAAAAGATGTAGAAACAGCAAAACTATTAAGTCCTATTCAAGATGTACAATGGAATCAGTTTAGAGGTAGATACAAAATAGCAGGTGTTTCAGTTCTTGACTATCTTGCATTATATAGGAAATTTACTTTCAAAGAACAATCATCATACAGACTTGATATGATAGGTAAACTTGAAGTTGATATGGGAAAGATTGAATACCAAGGAAACCTTGATGATTTATTTAGAGATGACATTGAGAAGTTCATTGAGTACAATTTAAACGATGTTAAGATTGTTGTTGCTCTTGATGAGAAATTAAAGTTCTTAGACTTGGTTCGTGGTATTTGTCACAAAGGTCATGTCCCTTATGAAGATGTATTCTTTTCATCAAGATTTCTTGAGGGAGCTATATTAACTTATACAAAGAGACTTGGTGTAGTTTCTACCAATAAAAAACATCGGTCATTAGAAGAGGTTGGTGGAAGACCAGATAAGTTTACTGGAGCATATGTAAAAGAACCAAAACCTGGATTGTATCGTTGGATATATGATTTGGATTTAACTTCACTATATCCATCTATTATTATGTCTTTGAATATATCCCCAGAAACAAAGGTAGGTAAAGTTCTTGATTGGGAAGTTAAAGACTATCTTAACAAATCAAATGACATTACATATGATGTAAATTTTGAGGGAGAAAAACTATCTCTTAATAAAGATAGATTGAATGAGTTTCTTGAAGAATCAAAGTTTACAATAGCATCAAATGGTTGTTTGTATAGAACCGATGATAATGGTTTGATACCTGCTATACTTGACAAATGGTTTCAAGAGAGGGTTGAGTTTAGAAAACTTGAAAAGAAGTATGGTAAATCTGGTGATAAAGAGAAACATCAATACTTTAAGGCAAGACAATATGTACAAAAGGTATTGTTAAATTCTTTATATGGTGTTTTGGGTTTACCAACATTTAGATTCTATGATTCAGACAACGCAGAGGCAGTTACTTTGACTGGACAATCATTGATTAAGTATACAGAGAAGATGGGTAATTTTTATTATCAAAAAGAATTGGGTGTTTCGGATGACTTCTGTATATATATTGATACAGATTCAGTTTTTTATTCTGCTTTACCAATCGTAAAGAAGAGAAATCCATCAATAGACGAAAACAATGACGAGTTAATGTCAAAAGAAATTTTGGTTATATCAAAAGAAGTACAAGACTTTATGAATAGTTCATATGATATGTTTGCAAAAAGGTTCTTAAATGTTACAGACCATCGGTTTGATATCAAACAAGAGGTTATTGCAAAATCTGGTATATGGGTAGCAAAGAAAAGATATGCTCAATGGATTATAAACAACAATGGTGTTGATTGTGATGAACTTGAGGTCAAAGGTTTAGATGTTGTCCGTTCTAACTTTCCACCAACATTCAAAAACTTTATGAGAGGAATGTTAAAAGATATTTTAGAGTTGACAGATAGAAATCAGATAGACCAGAATGTAATTGACTTCAGAAAAAATCTTAGTAAATCTAATATCATTGATATAGCAAAACCAAGTGGTCTTAAAGGATTGAAGAAATATACTACTAAGTATAAGAAAGGTCTTTTTACTGAAATGGCACTTGGTACACCTGCTCATGTAAAAGCAGCAGCAAGATACAATGACTTACTGAAGTATTTTGGACATAAAAACATTTCACCATTACATGATGGAGATAAACTAAAATGGGTATGGTTGAAAGAAAATAAATTTGGTATTGAAACTTGTGCTCTTAAAGGTGATGAAGATGACCCAAAAGAGATACTTGATTTCATTGAAGAAAACATTGATTACGAAAAGATATTCGTATCAGACTTAAAAAATAAATTAGAGGATTTTTATTCTGCATTAGGTTGGGGTCAAGTACCTGACGCAACATTTGCTAATGCATCAAAATTCTTTGATTTCTAAACTAACTATAGGAGTTATAAATGAATAAAGCGGTTATTACAAAGTTTATAGACAAGTATCATCTCGGTGGTAATATTGAGTCTGTAAAATGGGAAACAGATGGTGATGGTCTAAAAACAAGTTTCATATCTGAAAATCGTTCTATGTTAGGTGAGGTAAAACTATCTAAGTTTCCATTTGAGAAACTTGAGTTTGGTTTGTATACCACATCTCAACTTAAGAAACTATTGGATGTTCTTGATACTGATGTAGACATTAACCATAGTAAAGCAGATGATAAGGTTTTCAGCATTCATGCACAAGATAAGAAGAGTAAAGTTACTTATATGTGTAGTGATTTGTCTGTCATACCATCACCACCACCTTTGAAACAATTACCAGAGTTTGAGGTAGAAGTTAATCTTGATTCAGAGTTCACTACTCGTTTCACAAAAGGTAAATCAGCATTACCTGATGTTACTACCTTTACTATTGATTGTAAAGATGGTGTAGCAACTTTGATTATTGGTTACACAAGTGTTGCTTCTAACCAAGTTAAATTTACTATTGATACAAAAGACTATTCCGATATTGGTAAAGTCTCTTTTTCATCTGGTTTATTTAACGAAGTGTTGAAAGCAAACAAAGGTGCAAAAACATCAACAATGAAAGTATCAAGTAATGGACTTGCTCATGTTAGTTTCGTTGATGGAGAATACACATCTGATTATTATTTCGTTGCAGTAGATGAGGCTAATTAATGTTTGGAAATTCACCAAAAGAAAATTCACTTTGGGTTGAGAAGTACAGACCAAAAAACCTGGATAGTTATGTCGGAAACGAGAACTTAAAAAAGAAAGTAAGTAGGTATCTCAAAGAAGGAGATGTACCACATCTTCTTCTATTCGGTAACGCAGGAACTGGTAAGACTACTCTTGCAAAGTTGATTGTTAAGAACATAGAATGTGACCATATGTATATCAATGCTTCTGATGAGAATAGTGTTGATGTTATGAGAAACAAAATCAAAGACTTTGCTTCTTCCGTTGGATTCAAACCAATCAAAGTCATCATATTAGATGAGTGTGATTTTTTGACACCTAACGCACAAGCAGCACTAAGAAACTTGATGGAGACATTCTCAAGACATACTCGGTTCATCTTAACTTGTAATTATGTAGAGAAGATTATTGACCCTATTCAAAGTAGATGTCAAGTCTTCGGTGTTACACCACCATCTAAAGCAGATGTGGCAAGACAAGTGTCTTCAATTCTTGGTATGGAAAATGTCAAGTATGATGTAGACAAAATTAAAATACTCATTGATTCTGGTTACCCAGATATTCGTAGGGTTATTAATTCTGCTCAAAGACAAGTTATTGATGGAGTTCTGGATATAGATGAAAAGTCTGTTATTGAAAATGATTACAAGTTAAAACTACTTGAACATCTTCAGAAAGACGATATGAAAAATGCTTTTAACTCTATTCGTAAGTTACTTGCTGATGCTAAGGTTAGGGATTATACAGACTTGTATAAGTTATTGTATGATGAACTTGAATCTTATGCTGAAGGACATAAAGCAGGAGTTATATTGATAATAGCAGAACATCAGTATATGGACACATCTGTTGTTGATAAGGAAATAAATGTAATGTCAATGATTGTTAAAATCTTAGGAGAAATAAAATGAGTACGAAACCACAACAACCATTACCACAACAAGTCAATGTTGATATAAGTCAAGCAGACGATGTCAAATGTGATGAGTGTGGACATGATGTATTTATCCCAGTATTTATGATAAAGAAAGTTAGTGCAATAATGAGTCCAAATGGACAAGAGATTATAGCACCAGTTCAAGTATTTGGGTGTAATAAATGTGGTCATGTCAATGAAGAGTTTATGCCAAGAGAGGCATAGATGAAACCAAGAACTCTATTTGACCATATAAAACAGATTACAGAAAAGAAAGTATCTAAAGGTTATTGGAAAAGTCTATCCGAATCTGAAGAGAAATCATTCAGTACTTATCTTGTTAATCGTTATCTTTCTATGAACATGAATTGGATTGACTTTGTCAATTCATTACAGAAGTATACCATTGGTTTACTAAGACCAAAAGAGGTGTATCATGTTTATGAAGAATTTATTCCACAAGGTAAAGTTTATCTAAAATGGGTAAAGGGTAAGGCAAACAAAAAGTACAATGATAAGTTGGTTGATTATGTTAGACGATATTACGAGGTTAGTAGTGTAGAAGCAAAAGACTATATTGATATCTTAAGTAGAGATGAGAAGGGAATGGAGTCTTTGGTTAATATTGTTAAGACATATGGAGTTGATGAAAAAGAACTAAAGAGAGTTATGAAATGATAGATAGTCCGTTATATGGTTTAAGAATATTACACTATTTGAATCCAGTTAGGTATGATACTTCTGGAAGATTTCAAAGTGAGTTTGATTCTAATTACAAGGTAGTAGAAAAGACGATTTCTTTTTTACCTATGTGTCATCATTACATTGTGATGCCAGAAAAACATGATGTGGTAGATAACAGAAAGAATGTAACATTACTACATTATCCATACCACAGAG